AACCACATCCCTGGCGCTGCCCACGCCGGCCTGTAAGCCCCTAGCAGCCATTGAGGCTTGAGCTGACGCTTTCTGCTGCCCTGCGGCCATGGTGTAGCGTCCGATGGCTTGGCGGCCCGCCAGAAGCGTCTGCTGCGCTCCAAACTCGGCCTGCCGGGCGTTAATCGCTGACATCTGCGCCTGGAACCGTTGGTTCTGCGCCTGCATCTTAAGCTGGTTCTTTTGACTGTCAGCAGCGTAAAACGAGCCGATGGCGCTATTTACGGCGCCGAACATGGCGGTTACTAGTCCAGCTGCACCAATCACATTTCCAAGGTTGGCTGCCGCTGCCGCGTCACCGCCGCCCGCCAAGCTAGCCGGCGGCCCCATCAGACTATCTTGAAACGAATTGCCAAACGGATTTGTGGACGGGCCAAACGATGGATTGGGCAGGGTAAAGGAACTCATGTCAGCCTCCGATGGAAACCTCAAGGGTCATTCCAACAATGGTCAGGGGAAGTGGGTCGCTTTGTCGAACGTAAACCTGTCCGCTAGCCGCCCAGGTTGGTGTCAGAACAATCTGGATCTCCTCGGACTTCAGGCTCGGCGGGGATCCATATGGCTCGGTGGTTCGCTGCTTGGCCTCAACAAGATTGTCCTCGTCGGGGCCGACAAAGATGCCACTTGATCGGTACACGCGCAGCCATGCCTTGTTGACGTTCTTGTATCGGCCCTGGCCGAAACCCTCAATGTTAATTGCTAGCGGCAACGTTTGAAGGTCGCTGTTGTACGGCAATCCGACAATCACATATTTCGCAGCTCGGTCAAGAATGACAACGCCGCCAGTCACCACCTTCTGCGGATGAACGCATCCATCAGCAAGAATGCTCACCGTCTTGCCATTCAAATGCGCAAGTCCACTAACCGAGTCTCGCGCCCAGGCCCACACAGAAGTAGCGGCGTTGCGAGCCGTCGATGCAATCACCAAATCAGTCTTGACCTTGGCAACCGTAGTAGACGTGGTTTGCATGACGCGAAGTCGATACTGCACATTGGGGTTGCCGGGGTCGGTCATAATGATGGCATCGCCAACGTCGGTGGTTGCCGGGAACTGGAAGATGGCTGACGATGAAGTCAGAGTTAGCAACTCCTCCGGCCCCCAGGTCACACCATCAGACAAAGTCACCGTAAACGCAGTCGTGTTGGTTCCGTCATACGACAGGCCGCAATCAACAAACCAAGCGTCATTCAGCGATGCAAATTCATGCGCGGCCATGCGCTCAACGTAACGGACTGTCGATCCGTTGATCGTGCGCTTGACCACCATGTACGGGCGATCCTCAACGCTTTCCGCAACAGCACACACGCTTTCGTAAGTGCCGTCCGTTTCATGCTGATGCCATGCGCCAATCTGCTGATCAGGAACGTAGGTCAAGCACACCATGCTTCCATTGCTTGATGTGAACCAAATCAGCGGCAAAGGAGCCTTTGCATAAGCCATATCAACAATCGAATAGTTGTCGAACAGATGGCTTGCCCGCAAAGACAGATCGCCAGTCGTAAATCCGTTTGCCTGCCACGAATAGCCAAGCTCACGAATGTGACCACCGCGATTTGCGCAGTAGATCATGCTGTTGTTTACGACTACTGGTTGAGCTTCGGCAGAACCAATGTATGACTGCGGACGAACAGAAATGCTCGTTGGAGTCAAAGCGTCAGAGTTTACTGAAGTGACGCGCCATTCAGCAGATTGGGTAAGCAGAACCAATTGACTCAACGGAACAATGTGCCGAATTGTGTTGGCTTCTCTAGCAGCCACCCTTACTTCAATTCGATCCGTGTCCAAAGTCGGAATCGAATACGACATGTCACGCTCCGTATTGGAGCGAGTCATCCACAACGACTGCGGCTCATTCGTCGTTCCAGCAAAGATGCGACGTTGCTCGTAGTACGAGACTGCGCCTGGGTAATTGCCCGCGCTTGCAAACACCGTGTCCTGAATGGGAATGGTTTTGCCCATGTCAGGCGCGATGTTGTCATCCGTGAAACTGTAAGACGCTTCGCCGGTGTCTTGAACTTGTCCAATAAATCCATATGCACCGTTCGGAACTACCGCGCTACCGCTTCCAGCCTTTTTGTACACGTTGTATGCCACTGCGCCAGTAACAGCATCGAAAATCGGGCCGGCGTATGAACCAGTCACATTTAAATCAACTTCCGCATCGATTGGATCTGAAGGCAGACTTTCAACTCCGTCAGATCCAACAGCCGTTATTTTGTAAGACCAAATTCCACCGTTGCCGCCCTGATTCGCATACATAATTTTGGCGGATGCAGTGCCGTATGCGGGAGTCGATCCACTCGTACTCAAGACAACCCCGGTTACTGGATCACGCAAATTCATAGTCGTTCCACTTGCGTTTACAGCAACCCAATATCCATTTACTTCGATATTGCCGCCAGTAACTTCAGAAACGCGCACCGGATCGCCAGGGCCAAATCCGTGAGCTGTTGCAGTTGTAAGAATGGCAGGATTGGCTGCGCTGATGCTCGCAATTTTCACAACGGTATTGCCGTTGGAATATCCGTATCCAAATATGCCTGGAGCAGCAAGCGTTGGCCCAAATGTGATTACCGACAACGTCCAATTTGTGGCAGAGTTTCTGCGCAGTTCCCGTGGCGCGTAGTTCTTGTGGACAATCGTGATGATGTCTCCACTCTGCACATAGTTGAGAGAGAACAAATCCGCAGCCGCATACGGGTGTGGAATTTCAAGAACAGAAGCGCCAGCAAGAGTCTGCTCCGGCGGAATTAATTCAGGATCTGGAATGTCAGTGTCTGCCGCCGGCATCGGATACCAGTAGGCGGGATCAGTTGGCGGCTGAAACAGGTCGGTGTATTCAAAGCAGTAGTACCAGTCGGATCCGTATGAAACCGTGGCACCAGGCTCGTAGTTTGCTCCAGCATCCCATTCGTTTGATGGGCCGGCAGCCGTGCCGCCGTCTGTCAGTAAGGTTTGGCCGTTGGTGTGAAATCGGATGTATCCATCAAACGGAGCTGCTCCGTCAACGCCAATCTCAATCACAAGCGTTTGCGTAGTGCTGTAGGTAAACGGAATCAGGCGCGCGACGCCGTTGTTCTTGGTGCCACGAACAAACTTGGTGCCTGGCCTGCGAATTACTGGCCCCTGCGCAGTTGCGATCATGTTGCTGATCTTGGCCGCGCCAGTTTGATACTTCACGTCATCGATGCGACCAAACATCTCCGGAGACAACTCGCCGCCGGCGAACGAACGGTTGAAAGTACGAGTGTTTGGCATGGGTCAGCGTCCGCTCGTCCAGGGGACGATGTGTTCGACATTGATCTTGCGCTGGTTGGAATCAGACGCTCTGGCCTGTTGCAGATAAACGGCCATCATCTGCTGGCATCGCTTGGCCTCGGCAGCTCCTGCGTCGCCCTTGATAATCGGGCCGGCAAGCATGGACGCCAGGTGCCACGACAGGGCCATGACAAACAGCGGCGAGAACTGGGCGGGATCATCGACATGGAACGTGTACCGAAGCACGGCGTTCTCCATGTTGGTGTACAGAATCTGCGTTCCGTCAGTCTGCGTTTCAACCGTGTACGGCTGCGGCACATAGCGGCCAGCGGCGATCACGGGGGAATAGTTGTGAGCGAACACTGGCGTGTCGGTCGGGATGAACCGCGCCGAGTAATCGTCGGCGGCATCTTCCGGCAGCACCGATAGGACGTTGATGATGTTGGACGGCAAGGCGTAGGCGTATTGCCATTCCGGCCAAGTCGAAGTCAATTGAGCGAGCGCAGCGCGACGCATGGAGAAGTTCCAAGCGTGCATCTCAAGCAAGCTGTCCCTGGCGATCAGGTAGAACCGAGCGCAATGCTCGGCCTGGGCAGAACCCTCCGGCGGGTCAATGCTTGAAACGGTGGCGTTGTCGCCAAGGTGCGCAAGTGCCAAGTTGCAGATGTCAACTGCTGATGCCATGACGATCTCCTAGTGAAACGAGGGGTGCCGTGGTCACCCAGCGGCACCCCTCGTTGTGCGGACTAACTCATTCAGGACTCACACCGAATCCGATTCCACGACCTTTCGCGGTCGGCCAGGCTTCTTGCGATCTGGCGCGGCAGCAAACGGTTCCGGCTCTTGCATTCCGCCGTCAACAGAAACGACGTTGGTGTTACGGGGGCCGCTGTACTCAAAGACATCACCTTCCTCGCGGAGCGTATTGTCGATGAAACACTTCTTGATGGCTCGGACTCGCATGTGTTTTCTCCTGAATTACGTCACACTGAAACCGCTGCCGTAGAACTTGGTGCTGTCGTAGATGTCGGTCACGACATCGGCAAACAGA